TGTAGCTTTATAAATATAATAAGCAGGTTAGGTTGGACTTGGTTGTGGATTCATAGGTGGAGAGCCTATGATCAAGAACGCTACTAACCAATACACTAACCTGACTAATTAAAAAGGAAAAAATATGGCTACATTACTTTCGCCTGGTGTGTATATAGAAGAAATTGACGCTTCTAATATAGTACCAAACGTATCAAATAACGTCGCGTTTTTTGCTGGAAATTTTGAAAGAGGTCCAGTAGAACAACCATACGTTGTAACAACAAAAAAAGAACTAGAACAAGTATTTGGTTATCCAAATGACGAAAATTACAATGAATGGTTCCAAGCGTACAAATTTTTCGATTACGCTAATCAATTAGTAATTTCAAGAGCATTTGAGTCTGCTTGTATAGAAATATCTTCAGATAACCCACTTGGACCTATTGATAACCCAATTGAAATATTCAAATTATACAGAACACAAGATCCAGATGACAACCCTAAAGTCGTAACTAACGCTTCTAAAGATATAGTAGAAATTGTGACTTCAGCAGATTATGATTTTACTTATTCAATCGGTGATTGGATTTCATTTTATCATACTCCAGATCATTCACATGATTATATGTATGTGATTACAGCGATTGAAACTCTTCCGCCTACTAATGGTTCAGGAGCGATTGACCCAACTCCAAAATTAACTAAATTAACTTTGGAAGCTCAAGATTCTGATGCAGAAATTGATGTTAATGCTACTGCAGAAGGTGCAGCTGTTATGCTTCATTCTGTAAGACATCTAAACGGCGGAACTCAAGCTTTTGCTAGAAGTGATCTCGACCCTGTTACTGGTAAACCTATTGATGCTGTGGCAGCTGACCCAAAAAACATTGATTATGTAGATAGCACAGTACCGGAAGAAGATCAACCAGATGCATGGACAAAAAGATTTGCTTATATGTATGACTTCATTAAAAATAATGAAGAATGGGAATATCTTTTAGCAAAGGGTGGGACTAATCCTTTAAGACAATTTGATGTAGACGCTAAATTGAAATTTTTTAATAAAACTGCTTCTGGTGATAAAATTAAAATAGCTATAGCTAACCCTGAAGATTTTATTTACAATGATGGTGAAAATTATGCTATTGCTTTCAGCGAAAAAATTGGTATCAATACAGAAAATACTTATTTAACAAGTTTATTTCAATATTATCCTCAAGCTGACGAAGTAGCTATTGCTATTAAATCTGGTGAAACTGTTGAAAGTTTTATCGTATCATTTGATAAATTATCAGTAGACGGCAATAACCAAAGTAATTATATCGAAAACGTTATTAATCAAAAATCAAAATTAGTTTATGTCCTTGAGAATAGCTCAATTGATGGACCACCAGCCACTTATCTTGTGTGTGATAGATACGGATGGCAAAAAGATTCAACTGGTAGAGTACAAGTTGGAGTTCCAGCTGGTACTGAAACATATAATCTTTATAGTCAAGGTGGTCGATCCCCAAAAGTTTCACTACAAGCTTTAAGAGATGCTTATTTCACAGTAGAAGATAAAGAACGTTATGAAATTGATGTTGTTATTGGCAACGAGTACAATTTTAATGGCACACAAGATCAAAATGCGGCTATTGATTTAGCAGATTCAAGAAAAGATTGTATTGCGTTTATAGGTTCAAGATATGAAGATTCAGTTGAACAAAAATCTTCTGATGCTGTTAAAAATATCTTAAATTATATCTTAGAAACAGACGAAACTAAAAGAAATTCTGTTAGGTTAACCAGAACTATGTTTGCAGCTTTCTTTGCTAATTACTTTAAAATATATGATAAATACAACAAAACATCAAGATATATTAATGTTGCTGGCGACGTTGCTGGTATTAGATGTCAAATTTCTGGTTCACATGACGCTTGGTGGGTATCAGCTGGTATTAAAAGAGGTATTCTTAAAAATATTGAAAGATTAGCATTTAGTCCCTCACAACCACAACGAGATAGTTTATATAAAAATGGCATTAACCCTATTGTTTCTTTCCCTAGTACAGGAAATCTAGTTTGGGGTAACAAAACGTTATATCCACTTGCTTCAAGTTTCGATAGAATTAACGTAAGAACATTATTCAACACTTTAGAAAGATCTGCAGCTAAAGCGGCAAGAAGTCAAGTATTTGAATTTAATGACCCTTATACCAGAAATGCTATGTTAAGCATGTTTAACCCTTATCTTGCTACTATTAAAGCTGGTAGAGGTATAGTTGATTATCTTGTAGTATGTGACGAAAGCAATAACACTCCTGATGTTATCAGCAGAAATGAGCTAAGAGTTGATATCTATATCAAACCTAATTATGCTGCTGAAATGATTCTATTGACATTTACTAATGTCGGTACAAGAAGTTTTGCTTCTGTAATTGGAGCTTAAACTATAGTGCTATAGCATTGTTATAGCACTTATAAATAAATAAAAAGGAATAAAAATGGTAACAAAAACTGAATTCCAAACTGGTCAAAAAACTAGAGATGGTGAAGATCAAACTGGTACTTATTATGAAACTGATGTACAGGCTGCTGTAGCTGGTACATTAACTGATGCTGAAAGAGCTAAAATTGCTGCGGTGCAAGATGAAAATGCACTAGACCCTTATGAATTCAACAACGCAAAGGATTAATAAATGATTACATCCCATATAGTAGACGGTATTGAATATGTTGGAGGTGCTTCCAGTTTTACCACAAATTTAACAGTTGGAGATTCTTATTCTGTTAAAACACAATCTGGAATTGGAGATAATGTAGGTGGCGGTTCAGGAAACGCTACTTTAAGCATATCTGGAGATGGAAGTGTAGATACAGGTACAGTTGGTTCTTATCCTGTTACTTATTCAGCAGTAGATGATGATTTAGTATCACATGACGTGACTGAAAATGTTATAGTAGCAGCAGCTCCTAGTAATGATTTAGGAACAGATTTTAGAGATGGATCGAAACTTAGAGATGGCACTGATGTATCTGGCACTTATTATGAAACAGCAGTACAAAATTCAGGTACATTAACTGACGCTGAAAGAGCTAAAATTGCTGCGGTGATTGACGAAAATGCACTAGACCCTTATGAGGCAAAAAATAGTAACTAAGGAAGGTTATGAAAGATAAAATAATTAAATTAGCAGAGGAAGCTGGTCTTCCTCAAGATAAAATTGAAGATATTTATGTTAAAGGTGAAACACTATCAAAAATCATCATTAAAGAATATAGAGCTGCAAGAAAAAAATATTATTTAAGTGATATTCTTAAAGCAGAAGGTAAAAATGTACCAGAAAAAATTAAATCTGTCTTATGGGAAATGATTAAGTAAAATGAGATTTAAAGACTATATAACTGAAAAGGTAATTATACCTGACAAGTTAAAAATTACCACTTCAGATGTCGATAAATTGAATAAGCAGTTTAAAAATTATCCAGTTAAATTTAAATTTGTAGAAGTTGATTCTGATACAGAACCTTCTGCTGGTTATATACCAAAAGATAACACAATACGAGTGTCGATAAATAAGGACCTTCCTTTAAAAGTAATTGAAGCTTTGATACAACACGAGATTATACATTATATTCAAAATCAAAAATCTGGTAACAGAATGCAAGCTGATATAGAACGTTCTGCTAAACTAATGAAAGATATAATGGATCAAGTGGATGATTGGGAAGATGATGCAGAAAATGGACCTGCAGCAATTGCGTATTTGGCAAAAAAATATAAAGAACTTCACACTAAAGCAAAATACCTAAACGATGAAGAACGCCAAACTTATGCTTATATGTTTGTTAAATTGAGAAGTTCAGATAATATTAAAGAAGTAATTAAAGAGGCAAATAAAATGTGGTTGGATTTAACAAATGAAAAAATGAATAATAAAATGCTTAAATATTTTTATATGTATTGGCAAGTTAAAGACCAACTATAAGGAAAACAAATGGCGTTTAATCTCAATATATCAACAAAACAAGATTATTCTCTTACAGAAAATAATATTGATGAACTTATAACTATATACGGCATTAAATGTAAATATCTTTTTTCAGAAAAAATTAATAAAGATACAGTGTTTCAAGATTTCAGTCACTTCAAAGTGAATGAAGATTATACTGATATATATCTTATGCCTGAAGATACAGAGAATTGGGAAGGTGATGTTGTATATAATCTATTTGGGCCTAATAATCAATGGACTCAGCATTTATTTATTTCCAAAAAAACAATATATGAATTATATCCAGAGTTTCTAGAAACAGGAAGACATAATTTAGTAAACTCTTTAATAATAACACCAAGTTCTACTTTACTTGAAATTACACATGTTGAAAGTTTCGGTGTTGGGATAAACAATCTCTGGGGGTTTAGTGATCAACCTTCATCTTATAAACTTAGTGTTAAAATTTACGATCATAATATACCTGATCAAGGCGTAAGAGATATAAAAGATAAAGTAACACTAGAAGAAGAAGGTCAAGGCTCGGTTATACACTCAGCTGAAGTTGACCTCGATACCTCTGAAATAGATGACTTTTTTAATTCTCTTGATACGTTTAAAGATAAAATAGAAGAAGAATCGACTACTGGTACAGATAAAGGCACAGGATCAAATGATACTAATTCACCATTTGGAAATTTATCATAGAAAATATTCAGGAAAATGATAAACCATTTTCTTTTTTACCAATTCAGTAAACCATTTTAATTTAGTATACTTCTTAAATTTGTCCATTTTCATAATTTTCAATAGATACATCTGATCAGTTTCACTACAGTATTCATATAAAATTATTTCTGGATCATTTGGATCTTGATAAAACTCATTAACTTTATGAAATAATGTTTTTTGTTTAGTGCTTTGATAGTATAATGATATGTATAACTCATTATTATACACAACTAAACGTTTTGGCTCCATTTGTTCATATAATTTTTCAGTATCGTATTCATAATAACCATATTCAGAATCGTTTGGTATAGTTATATGACTAGTCATCAAGTATCTCTACAGAATCATATTTTATAAAATCGTGAAATTTAAGTTCCCAGTCATCTGATTTACCGTAAGGCTCATCTGTATAAATATCTTCCCCTGTGAGAATTGTTTTGGTTTTCCCCTTGATTCTTGCGATATATTCCCATGGTTCTCCATCTGTAAACCCTATTCCTTGACATCGAATAACATCTCCTAACTCAATTTTATCCCAAACTTTTTTCAAATCCATTACATCTCCTTCTTTATATATTATATTATACCATAAACTAGCTTAAAAGAAGGTTAAAGAAGTAACTCTGGGTGGGTTTCTTTGATTTCTTTTGATATATTTTTTATAACGGCATATTTTGCTTGTTCTTCAATTGATGCGTAAATTTCATCAGGATCATATAAACTACCATAAACAGTATAATTATAGTGTTCTCTATCAGTAAAATTTAAAACTCCAACAATAGGTACATTATCTCCCCAAGAAGCAAATTCTCGATATACAACTCGTATAATATCTCCATTATAAAGCTCATAAAAATTATTATATTTTAAACATTTCAAAAATTGTCCTTTGTTTAAAGATAGTATTCTGGATAATTTTCTTTATCAAAAATAAAAATATCTTTTATATTGACATATAGAAGAACACTATGTTTTTTAGAGGTATACCTTAAAACCCTAATATGAAACTCTTTCACTTCAGTATTTATTGTCATATCTGCTATATAAATAATATCATTATATTTGAAAATTTCACCTTTTTTTAATATAATCATAGCGCAGTATTATATGCCCATTTATTTAACATTTTTCCATTTTCTGTTAAAGTTATTGTAACTTTCATAGTATTAGCAAATTTTTCAGTATCTTCTTTACAAAATTTAAAAAATTTTGTGGCTTTTTGAAAATTTAAAAAATCATAAACTTCATCTTCAAAATAATCACCATTTGGCATTCGTGTAACAAGAGTAACTTCAAACATTGCATCTCCTTCTTTATATATTATACCACAACTATGCTTAAAAGAAGATTAAAGAACTTATAAATAGTATAAAAGGAATGTTATGGCAGTAGGGACAAAATATGAAGACGCACCTGAAATACTGGCTAAAGATACCAGATATTTTTCTTCTATTAGAAATTATACATTAGCGTTGCTTAACGCGTTTAACGGTGTAGAATTGTATGTAAATCAAGATAATAATGAACTTGATAAAGTTTTTACTGTGCCTATTTCTTTTGGAAATTATGAAAAAAGCGCAATGCTTGAAGATATTAATGAAAATCAAATAACAACAGGTAATTTTAATTATCTTCCTAGATTAATACTAAGTTTTGAAGGTTTAACAAAAGCACCAGATAGACAAACTAACAAATTTAATAAATTCAGTAAAAAAATATCACACCCTGATTATGAAAAGAAAATGTTACAGGTAGCGTATAATTCAGTTTCTTATGATTTTCAATTTACTTTATTATTACAAGCTAGAGGTTTAACTCAAGCTTCTCAAATAACTGAAGAAATACTTGTTTATTTTAGACCAACTATGAATTTAAATATTCTAGAGTGTCCAATTTTTGAAGAAAAAACAGAAACACAAATATTAATATCAGATCCAGCTTTTGAAATAAATCAAGAATTTGAAGAAACGGATGTTAATATTATTAACGTTACTTTTGATATTACAGTAAGAGGAAATTTATATAGCCCAATAGATATGATGGCACCTTTAGAAAGTTTGAAATTGTTTTTACATGTGTGGGATCAACAAGATTACCATGATTCAAAATTAGCCTATTATTATAATTTTGAAAAAAATAATGATACAAATAAAATTAAAATAACAGAAAGAACTTTTACAGGAGCTATAAAATATGATAAAATAGTGGAAGAAGCTGAACCTGTTGTTATAGAAAAAAGACCAGATTATAGCCCACCAGAATATGTTATAAGAGACGATTTGAAGGAATAAGAATGGATAAATTTAAAGAAGATTTTGAAAAAATAAGAGGAGCATTATTATCACAAATACAAAATAATCAAAAACTCTCAGAAGAACTAATGAAACAATTTACCGAAGCTGATTATAGTTTATTGGAAGAACACACAATGCTTAGTAAAATTACTTTAGATTCAACTAGAGCTTTAACAGATGCTTATAAAGCTGCTCCAGAAATTCTTAAAAGATTGGAAAAAGAAAACAAAAAAGAAAAAATAAATTTGGATGCGTTATTAGATGAATGATCA